AATTAAAAGCTGAACATTTATTAGAGATAGAAGAGCTATCTAAAATGAGAGCTAATCTTAAGAATGAATTAGCATCTTTACAGGCTACTGAAATAGAACTTCAAAATTCTAAAGACGTTGCAAGAGTTAATTATAATAAGGTTAAAGCCTATGAAATAGAATTAGGTAAAAAATTAACTAATATATACGGTAACGGACGAATGAATTTAGAGACTAAAGAATTTATTTCAGAATAGTCTAATTTTCACCTATCTTTTGTATATTTATATATGTGAATAAAGACCATTATATTAAAAATGGTTTCGATTTTCCTTATATATTTATAATAGACGAAATATAAACTTAACCGAACATGGCAGAAACAATTATCTCCCCAGGTGTTTTTCAAAGAGAAAACGATATCTCTTTTATTAACCCAGCACCAGTTGAAGTAGGAGCGGCAATACTTGGACCTACAGTAAAGGGACCTGTTGAGATTCCTACGGCTGTAACTTCTTATAATCAATACGTAAGGTTATTTGGCGACACATTCGACAATGGAGCCGCTAAAGACGAATATTTAACTTCAATGGCTGTTAAAAATTACTTTAGCCAAGGAGGTGATACAGTATTAGTAACAAGAATAGTATCAGCGTCCAATACATGGACACATGCTGCAAACACTCATATATCATCATCTAAAAATGCAAGTGTACAACCATTTACTTTAGCAACATTAGGTAAAGGTAAAATTTATAATGCAGGTACAGGGTCTGGCGATGCATTAAATCCAAAAGGAAATTATGTAAATTCTGATAATTCACTAGTTAGTGGATCTAAAGATAACCTTAGATGGGAAATTACAAATAAAAGCGAAGCTAAAGGTACATTTACTCTTTCAATTAGAAGAGGTGACGATAGTCATAATAACAAAATAGTATTAGAAACATTTAATAATATTTCATTAGATCCTAATAGTGAAAATTATATTGAAAAAGTAGTAGGTACTCAAAATCAAGCTATATCAGCAGATGCTACTCAAGTTACTACTACAGGTGATTATGTAAATAAATCAAATTTTGTTAGAGTATCAGCAGTAAATAGCAAGACATTAAATTACCTATCAACAGATGGTACAACAGTACAATCATCATCTACCGGAGTGGGATATAAAGACCTATTACCAAAAGTAGATTCAGGATCATTCTATAATGCAAATGGTTTAACAGCTATTGCATCAGCATCGTTAAACTTATATCAAAATATAAGTACTGCGACTCAAGGTGTTATTGGTACTGATTATAATAATGTAATTACTTTATTAGGCAATAAAGATGATTATAAATTTAACATAATATCTACACCAGGATTATTTAAAAATAATCACTCAACTCAAGTCGATAATGTTATATCATTAGCAGAGAGTAGAGGAGATTGTATCGCAGTAGTAGATTTATACCCTCACGGAGCTTCAGTAGCTAACGTAACAGGTCAAGCAGATGTATTAAATTCATCTTATGCAGCAGCATATTGGCCATGGTTACAAACTCAATCAGGTACTGGTAAGAACGTATTCGTTCCAGCTTCAGTATTTATCCCAGGAGTATATGCATTTACAGACGGAGCAGCAGCTCCATGGTTTGCACCTGCAGGATTAGTAAGAGGAGGTATCGTTGGAGTAATTCAAGCAGAAAGAAAGCTTTCAAGATCTCAAAGAGATACATTATATGATGCTAAAGTAAACCCAATTGCTACATTCCCTGGATCAGGTATTGCAGTATTTGGTCAAAAGACTTTACAGACTAAGGCTTCTGCTTTAGATAGAGTAAACGTAAGAAGACTATTAATCGAGCTTAAAGAGTTTATCGGTAATCAAGCTCAGAACTTAGTATTCGAGCAAAATACTATAGCAACAAGAAATAAATTCTTAGCAGCTGTTAATCCATTCTTAGACTCAGTAGTACAGAGACAAGGTCTTTTCGCTTTCAGAGTAGTAATGGATGATTCAAACAATACTGCAGACGTAGTAGATAGAAACCAATTAGTAGGTCAGATATTTATCCAACCAGCTAAAACAGCAGAATTTATAGTACTAGACTTTACAGTAGAACCTACAGGAGCTACTTTTGGTCAATAATTTTAAGAATATAGATATTTATAATAAATAAAGAACATGGCAATACTAGACGCAAACGACATAATGTTTAGAGCTTTTGAACCAAAGGTTCAGAATAGATTTGTATTAAACATTGATACTATTCCAGCCTTTATGGTGAAGAACGTAAAAGCTCCAACTTTTACAGATAACGTAGTAAAGCTTGACCATATTAACTCTTATAGAAAAATTAGAGGAAAAAGAGAGTGGGATGATATAACAATGGTATTATATGATCCAATTACTCCTTCTGGAGCTCAAGCAGTAATGGAGTGGGCTAGACTTTCTTATGAGTCAGTAACTGGTAGAGCAGGTTATTCTGATTTTTACAAAAAAGATTTAACTCTTAATATCTTAGGACCAGTAGGTGATATAATCGGAGAATGGGTAATCAAAGGAGCATTCTTAACTAATGGAGACTTTGGTCAGTACGATTGGGCTACAGATGAAGTAGTTGATTTATCAATTACAGTAGCAATGGATTATTGTATCCTAAATTACTAAGAATTACATATATATTTAAATTAACCCAGCTTGTCTGGGTTTTTTTATGTAAAATAGTTGTATTCAAAATATTTTTTTACTATATTTATTATAGAACCGGTTTTAACTAAATAAAATTTATGGAATCAAAGTTTAAAATACCTACAGAAACGGTAGAATTACCTTCTAAAGGGTTATTATATCCTAAAGATTCTCCTCTTGCAAAAGGCGAAATAGAAATGAAATACATGACAGCCAAAGAGGAGGATATCTTAACTAATCAAAACTATATTAGAAACGGTACAGTTATTGATAAATTATTAAAATCACTTATAGTAACCGAAGGAGTTAAATATACAGATATATTAGTAGGTGATAAAAATGCTATAATGATAGCAGCTAGAATATTAGCTTATGGACCTGATTATGAGTTTGTTTGGTCAGGAGATAATATAAAAGTTGATCTTTCCGAAATAGATAACAAGGAAATAGACGAAAGTTTATTCAAAAATGGTAATAAGTTTGATTTTAAATTACCTTCTGGTAATGAAATTACTTATAAATTTCTCACCCATACAGACGAAATTGCTATTGATAGAGAGCTTACAGGTCTTAAAAAGCTGAATAAAAATGATTCTAGTCAAGTAACTACTAGGCTAAAAAGAATTGTAACATCAATTAATGGATCATCAGAGATTAAAGATATTAGAGAATTTGTTGATAAGTATATGCTTGCTACAGATGCTAGAGCATTAAGAAAAGAGTACTCTAAAAGACAACCTGATGTAAATCTTTCATTTGTACATGTAACAGATGACGGTGGAGAGGAGGTCATCGATATTCCCATTGGGATTAGCTTTTTTTGGCCTGACGAAAGAGCATAGATTAGCAGTTTTTAATCAAATACATGAAATAGTTTTTCATGGTAATGGAGGATACGATTGGCATACCGTTTATAATATGCCTATATGGTTAAGAAGGTGGACTTTCCAGAAACTTCAGGAATATTACGAGAAAAAGAACGAAGCTGAAGAAAACGCTTACAATAAATCTACTAACAGACAAAAAGCAAAAGTTAATAGACCTAACATTAAACCATCTTATAGAACAAAGGCTTCAAACAAATAGGAGCCTTTCCTATTTATATTATATAACTTCATATAATTTATGGCAGACGAAAAAGCGAAAAAGAATTCTGAAGAGGTAAAAAAGAATACCCAAGAAGCAGCTAAAGCAAGTGCTGATATGCAGAAAAGCATGTCAGATTTTTCTAGAGATGCTGATAATGTAGTTGGTAATTTACAATCATTAGCAAATTCAATGCGTGTGACAGCTTCAAAATCAAAAGATTTTGGTGCTGAATTAAAGGAAGCTACTAATTTAACTAAACAAGTAGCAACTCAAGCTAAAGCTGTAACTAAATTTACTGAAGAAGGTTTAAAAGATAGAAAAGCAACTGAAAAGTTTCTTAAAAAAGAATTAATAGTTAGAGGCCAAATACAAGCTATTGAATCAAAAATAGCTAATTTACAAGAAAAAGCCGCTAATGCAAGACCAGAAGAACAAAGACTTTTAAACCAGCAAGTAGAAACCCTTACGTCTGCTGCTTATGAAGCTGATCAAGTATTAAAAGCATTTGAAGGTATACGTAAACAGAATGACCTCTTAAACTCTAAAACTGCATTTTTTGATAGTCTAGCAGAATTAGCCGGCGACATACCTTTTGTTGGTAAATTTTTTAAAGAGTTTGGTACTACAGCTCAAAAGATAAGAGATGCTGGAGGTACTTTTTCTTCTCAATTAGTCGGAGGTATACAAGCAGCAACACAGTTACTAGGTAAGTTTACTCTTCTAACGGTTATTAGTGAGTTTGTTAAAGCTATAACAAGAAGTCAAAAACAAACTAAGGAACTTACTTCTAACTTGAATATGTCTCAACTAGAAGCAGATAAACTTTTAAATAAGTTTAAAGAAATTGGACAAGCAGAAGTTGGAAAAACAGCTCAAGATTTAGTTGATGCAGTAGGGTACCTAGGAAGTGAAATGGGTATCGTTGCTGATACTACTAATAAAGATTTACTTTTAGGTTTATCTACTGCAGTACATAAATTAGGTTTAGCAACCGGTGAAGCAGTTCAATTAGCTAAATTCTCTCAAGTATCAGGAGATAACTTTAAAGATTTTCAAAACAACGTAGCAGGTACAGTTGAATTATTAAACGTTACAAATGGGACCGCAATACGTTTCCAATCAGTAATGAAAGATATATCTGAAACTGGAGCGGCTACGCTTTTAACTACCGATAGATTTCCAGGTGGTATAGAGAAAGCAGCATATCAAGCTAGAAGATTTGGTTTATCGATGGCTATGCTAGAAAGTTCTAGTCAAAATTTATTAGAATTCGAAAGTTCTATAGCTAGTGAATTAGAAGCTGAATTATTAACCGGTAAAGCCTTAAATTTAGAAAGAGCTAGAGCAGCCGCTTTGATGGGTAA